AATGTATTTACTGATGGTAAATATTAAATTATGTCAGACTATGAACACTATCTTGGAAATCCACTACTAAAAAAATCCAATGTTCCTGTAGAGTGGACTAAGGAACAAATTCTTGAATATCAGAGGTGCATGGAAGACCCATTGCACTTCATTCAGAATTACATTCGTATTGTATCTTTGGATGAAGGACTTGTACCATTTACAATGTTCCCATTCCAAAAGGATATGGTAGGAACTATTCATTCCAATCGTTTCACTATATGTAGAATGCCGAGACAGTCTGGTAAGTCCACGACTATGGTTTCGTATATTCTGCATTACGTTCTATTCAATCCAAGTATGAATGTTGCAATCCTTGCCAACAAGGCATCGACTGCAAGAGACATTCTTGGTAGACTACAACTTGCTTATGAGAACCTACCTAAGTGGTTACAACAGGGAGTTATGTCTTGGAACAAAGGTTCACTAGAACTAGAGAACGGTTCTAAGATTGTTGCATCCTCTACATCTTCTAGTGCAGTTCGTGGTGGTTCATTCAACATGATATTCCTAGACGAATTTGCATTCGTTCCAACAAACGTAGCATCAGACTTCTTCAGTTCTGTGTATCCTACAATCTCATCTGGTAAGTCTACCAAGGTGATTATTGTATCTACACCTAACGGTATGAACCTATTCTATAAACTATGGACAGACGCAGAGAACAAACGTAACTCATACAATATCATTGACGTACACTGGAGTGAAGTGCCAGGCAGAGATGATAAGTGGCGTGAAGAAACAATTGCAAACACTTCAGAAGAACAGTTCCAAAGAGAATTTGAATGTGAGTTCTTAGGTTCATCCAATACACTTATTCACCCATCCAAGATTAAGACTATGGCGTTTCAAAACCCAATCGAGTCTAATGCTGGATTGGATATGTATGAAAGACCTAAACCACAGAATACATATGTTATGATAGCAGACGTATCCAGAGGTACGAATAACGACTACTCAGCGTTCATTGTGTTCGATGTTTCTACTGTACCCTATAGGATATGTGCAAAATATCGTGACAACGAAATCAAACCTATGTTGTTCCCTAATATCATACACGATGTTGCAAAAGCATACAATCAAGCATATGTTATGGTAGAGGTAAACGATATTGGTGAACAAGTTGCATCTGCTTTACAGTTTGACCTAGAGTACGAGAATCTTATCATGGCGTCCATGAGAGGACGGGCAGGACAGGTTGTAGGGGGTGGTTTCTCTGGAGGTAAGGCACAACTAGGGGTTAGAACCACTAAAGCAGTAAAGAAGATGGGTTGTTCTAATATCAAACAGATTATTGAGACAGACAAGTTAATCATCAATGATTACAATCTAATCAACGAGTGGAGTACGTTTATTCTCAAAGGACAATCGTATGAAGCAGAAGAAGGACACTGTGATGACCTTGCAATGTGTTGTGTATTATTTGGATGGTTGGTTCAACAGACTTATTTCAAGGAGTTGACAGACGATGACATTCGTGCTAGAATGTATGCAGAACAACAAGGACAACTAGAACAGGACATGGCACCATTTGGGTTTATGGACAATGGTATAGATGACCCACACGGTGAAACTGTTATAGATGAGTATGGACAGAGATGGAGTCCAGTAGTTCGTTCATATGATTCTAATTGGTAGAGAACTTAAAATCCCTACATAATATCAGTAATATCGTTTTCTAACTTGAGGTAGCAGTTTGCACAGACTACTTTGGATTTGTTGATTAGGTCTAGTACTTCTTTCCTAGAATCCTCGTTCAAACCTTTTCTCTTAGTTAGAGTACGGACTTTACCCTCATGGGGGTAAAATTGTAGACAGGCAGTTTCAGATTCACCACAGTATTCACAAGATTTAGGCCCAAGATATTCATTAACCCATATCTTTCTTGCCCGATAATTGCGTTTAGATACCTTCTTTATGGTATCTTTGTACTTTTGATAGAAGTCTGACATATGTTTATTTATATGTTACTGAATCTATAAAAACTGTTTTGAAGAAAACAATTATTATAAATATATTCGTAAGTTTGAGGAAACACAAACCTATTATTATAATGTATCCAATAAAGGAGAAAAAGAGATGGCATTTCAAGTAAGCCCTGGCGTTCTCGTAAAAGAGATTGACTTGACGAATGTAGTCCCTGCTGTAGCAACATCAATTGGTGCGATTGCTGCTGGTTTTGGTAAAGGCCCAGTAGAAGAAATCATTCCAATTAGTTCGGAGCAAGAACTATATCAAGTCTTTGGTAAACCTGACTCAAATAACTTTGAGAACTGGTTCACAGCCGCAAACTTTCTTCAATACGGTAATGCACTTCGTGTGGTCAGAGCAGATACTGCTGCTCTCAACGCAACTGCAAACGGCGCCGGATTGAAGATTAAAAACGATTTTGATTATGATACAAATTATGCTGGTGGACAAGGTTCTGTCGGTAACTGGGCTGCAAAGTTCCCAGGCACAATCGGAAATGGTGTTGCCGTTCATGTGTGTTCTAATGCAACTGCATACGAACAAACTTTCACTGGTAACGCTGGTACACTAGGTGTAACAACTGGAACACCTGCTGTCGGTGCAACTACTGTTGGTGTTGACAATGGTGGTGGTTCTGCTGGTGACGGCGGTGGCGCTTATAACGTAGGCGATATCGTTTACTTCGGAGAAGCAGACGGTCAACAGTATGAAGTTACTGCAATCGCAACTGACAACCTAACTATCAGACAACTAGATTCAACTGGTGGACTAAAGACTGCCCTCGTTGCTGCGACTGATGTTCGTAGACGTTGGAAGTTCTATGACCTATTTGATGCTGCTCCAGGCACATCAACTTGGGCTGCAGACAAGTCTTATGTTGGTGATGAAATGCACGTTGTTGTATTTGATTCAACTGGTGGAAACACTGGTTTTGACGCAGACACTGCTGGACAAAGAACTAATGCAGTGATGGAAGTATATCCTTTCGTATCACAGGCAGGAGAAGCAAAGACACCACAAGGTGGAACTAACTTCTATGCAAACGTAGTGAACAGAGGTTCTGCTCATGTTCGTTGGATGGATCACGATGGTTCACTAACAAACGCTGGTACTTCTAATGCAACATATGCTTCAACTGCAACACACGCTGGTGTTATTGTAGACCCACTTAGTGGTGGTACAGATGACACACCAACAGTTGGTGAGTTAGATACTGCATATCAGTTGTTTGTTGACCCAGACACAATCGACATCAACCTTGTTATGGCAGGTTCTTGTCCTGCTAGTACAGATGGTGTAACACACGCAACGATGATTATAGACCTGTGTGAGGCAAGAAAAGATTGTATTAGTTTCATCTCTCCAAGAAGAGCAGATGTTGTTGGTATAACAAGTGCTATCACTCAGACATCTAATGTTGTTGGTTTCTTTAACCAACTCGCAAGTTCGTCTTATGCAGTGTTTGATTCTGGTTACAAGTATATGTATGACAGATACTCAGATGTATATCGTTACGTTCCTTTGAACGGTGATATCGCTGGACTTGCTGCGAATACAGACAATGTTGCTGACCCTTGGTTTTCGCCTGCTGGTTACAACAGAGGACAGATTCGTGGTGCAGTTAAACTTGCATACAATCCTAACAAATCTCAAAGGGATATCATTTATCCTGCTCGTATCAATCCTGTCATTTCACAGCCAGGTCAGGGAACACTCTTGTTTGGTGACAAGACTGCTCTTTCAAGACCTTCTGCTTTTGATAGAATTAACGTGCGTAGATTGTTCCTCGTACTTGAGAAGGCGATTGCAACTGCTGCTAAATTCCAACTGTTTGAGTTTAATGATAACTTCACACAGGCACAATTTAGAAACCTAGTAGAACCATTCCTTCGTGACGTACAAGGTAGAAGAGGTATTACTGACTTCTCTGTTGTTTGTGACGGAACAAATAACACTGGAGAGGTGATTGATAGAAATGAATTCGTTGGAGACATTTTTATTAAACCTGCCCGTTCAATCAACTTTATTACACTGAACTTTATCGCCGTAAGAACTGGTGTCGAGTTTAGTGAGGTAGGAGGTTAATCATGGCTAGTATAGACAACTTCAAATCACAACTACAAGGTGGTGGTGCAAGAGCAAACCAATTCAGAGTAACAGTTACAACACCAGCTGTTGCAACTGGACTAGAAGGACAGTTTGAAAAAACATCATTTATGATTAAGGCTGCACAGTTGCCTGGTCAAACCATTACAGAAATTCCTGTAAACTTCAGAGGTAGACAATTGTATATCGCTGGTGACAGAACTTTCGAGACATGGAATACTACTATCATCAATGACACAGACTTCTTTGTCAGAAATGGTATGGAATCATGGATGAACGGTATTAATAACTTGGACGATAATCAGGGTGTTGACAACATGGCACTTTATGTTGCTGACCTCTTTGTTGACCAGTTGGGTAGAGATGGTAAAATTCTAAAGTCTTATACCCTCAAGAATTGTTGGCCAACAGTTATTGCGCCAATTGACTTGAACTATGATACTGTAAGTGAAATTGAAACCTTTGATGTTACTTGGAGATACACTAGTTTCTCTGCAAGTAATTTAGCAAACTAGTTTTACAATCCTACTAAATAGTAGGGTAAAATTAGGAGACTTAATATTATGGCTGAACTTTTTGGTTTCAGAATCACAAAAGCAAATCAGGGTGGGAGTAGTGATGGTTTCACTGCTCCCTCTACTGACGATGGCACCCTTGATGTAGTATCAGGTGGTGGACATTATGCGTCCGTCCTTGATATGGATGGTCGTGAAAGAAATGAAGTAGATTTAATTAGACGATATCGTGATATTGCACAACAACCAGAGTGTGATAGTGCTATTGAAGATATCGCAAACGAATCAATTGTCTCTGACGAAAGAGGACAATCTGTTGCAGTTAGTCTTGATAGACTAGACCTTTCCCCAAAAATCAAATCTAAAATTCGTGAAGAGTTCAATGAGGTCTTGCGTTTGCTTGACTTTGATTCAAAAGGACATGACATTTTTAGACGTTGGTATGTGGATGGAAGGATTTACTATCACAAACTTATTGATTCAAAATCTCCTCGCAAGGGAATTAAAGAGGTTCGATATATTGACCCTCGTAAGATTAAGAAAGTAAGAGAGACAAGGAAAGAACAAGACGGTAAATTTGGCATGGATATGGTCAAAGGTGTTGAAGATTTCTACTTGTTCAACGACAAAGGTTGGGAACAGAATACAGGAACATCTAACGGTATTCGTATTACTGCTGACTCTATCACATACTGTCCATCAGGTTTGGTCGATATGCATCAGGGTACAGTAATGTCTTACTTACACAAAGCAATTAAACCTGTCAATCAGTTGCGTATGATTGAGGATGCGTTGGTTATCTATCGTATCTCTCGTGCGCCTGAAAGACGTATCTTCTACATTGATGTTGGTAACTTACCTAAAGTCAAAGCAGAAGCATACTTGAAAGACGTAATGAATCGTTATCGTAACAAGTTGGTGTATGATGCACGAACTGGTGAGATTAGAGATGACAGAAATCATATGTCTATGTTGGAAGACTTCTGGTTACCTCGTAGAGAAGGTGGTAGAGGTACAGAGATTACAACTTTGCCAGGCGGTTCAAACCTCGGTGAGATTGATGATATCAAATACTTCCAAAACAAATTATATCGTTCTTTGAACGTACCTATCTCAAGACTTGAGGCAGAGAATTCATTCTCTATTGGACGTTCTGATAACAT